TGTTCTTCTCCACTAAGAGGAGATCATAACAACTCAGCTTACTGGAAACGTAGATGGCTTGAAGATAAAGGTTTTATGCCTGAAGTTGAAAATTGTATCTTTACTTCAAACAAACATAAGTATGCTATCAATCGTCTAACAGGATTACCAAATATTCTAATTGACGATAAGATTGATAACATTAAACGTTGGGAACAAGCTGGCGGTATTGGTATTCGCTTCCAGTGTGACAAAGATGATGTTGTTGAATACCTTTTTGAGGAGATCAGAAATGTATATTAAAACTAATAGAACTTCAGCTTATGTAGGAACCTTTGTTACATCTGATAAAGGTGATATGGATAAACTAATTGAACTTAGAAAATCTGTTTCTCTTTTGAATAAGACAGATGCTTTTGGTCGTTACAATCATTCAGACCTTCTTAGGAAAAAGCGGGTATGTGCTAAAGGTCGTAAAGCTATTGTTAAAATGAAAACAGCTGGTAGTAAAGGACCAGTCCAATACAACTGGGGTGGCAATATTGTTGGCGGTTTATCTAATGCAGGAGAACTTGACGTTTATATCTATGATGATCACTCAGCATACTGGAATGTATAAATAAACGTATGAGTACAGATATTTTTGATTTTGGCTTTACAGCCGTAAACGAAGAAGAACTTAAGTCGGTGCAGCAGACAGCTGCACTGGCTAATGATGCTGAGCAAAAGGCAACTACAACTCAAGAAAAACTAGATAAGTTGTACAATGCTGTTCAGCCTCTATTGAATAACCTTAAAGCTAATCCAGATAAAGACTATATCTATTGGCCTAAAAGACTTGAAAAAGTAGAACAATTCGAAGATCATATACAAGGGATTTATAATGGGTAAAAAAAGATCAAGGACGTCACAAACGTCTAAAGGTGAACGTAGCTCAGTAGCACGTTCTGTATTAAAGGCAGTTCGACTTCAAAAAGAAATTGATCAGCCTTTCCGTAAAATTCAAGCACAGTTAGATGCATGGATGCTAGGAAAGAATGTAGTTCTTACAATAGCTAATCCAAATAAAAAAGAAACTAATAAACCATTCATCAAAGTCCGTGCTTGGGACGCTTGGGGTAATCCTCGAGGTCAACAAAGCAAGGGTTAAAACCAATGAAATATTTAGTTGCATTACTAGCACTAGTGCCAGCATATGTCTTTAGTGGTATGTTGGCATTTGCTGATGGACACACAAATCAGCTAGAAGTAGAAAAAGAAACTCCAAAAGTTTATTGGACACGTAAGCCTATTCAATGTGGACCACCTAATGGTTTGGTTGAATTAGTAAAAGGCTATGGAGAAATACCATTACTTACAGCAGATGGTGTTACGGCTGACGGACAAGGTCAAATGGTTAATATTAAAATCATATTTGCTGTAAATCCAGAAACAGGAAGTTGGACTTTAATTGAAGTGAATAGCCCTGATCAAGCATGTGTACTAGGAAACGGCGAAGGATATAATATTAATAGCTTACCACCGATAACAACAAAGCAGGAAACATAAAAATGGCAGCAGAAAACTACGATAAATGTCTAGAACTAATTCTCCACCACGAAGGTGGATATGTTAACCACCCTAAAGATCCAGGAGGGGAAACCAACCTAGGAGTAACCAAACGTGTTTACGAAGAATGGGGCGGTACAAAAGATATGGTAGATTTAACAGTAGAAGACGTTGCTCCAATCTACGAGAAAAACTACTGGGGTCGTGTAAAAGGTGATGATCTACCTAGTGGCCTAGACTTATGCGTATTTGATTTTGCAGTAAATGCAGGTCCTGGCCGTGCTGCTAAGTATCTACAATCTATGATTGGTACTACAGTAGATGGCGGGATTGGTCCTAACACTCTAAAAGCTGTGTATAACTACGTAGAAGAAGTAGGTCTACAAGGAATGATTGAAGAATACCAATCCGGCCGGATAAGTTACTACGAACAACTCAGTACCTTTGAAACATTTGGTAGAGGCTGGATTCGTAGAGTAAATGAAACTACTGAAGAAGCAGTTGCTTTAATCTAAGCAGCTAGAGGTTGTTCAGGATTTACTCCTAACATATCTCCCCAAGCTTTATAATAATGGCGCATTCCTACTTCATCGTGGATTGTGCCATTTTCATGTCTGCCATGTAGAATACGTCTAGTTTCAGTACCTTCTCTCATTGTAGTACCTTGCCCTGCAACACCAATTAAATCTTCATGTAGGTTACGACCAAATGGTCCCCAGATAGAATTATGATGTTTAATACGAGTCAGTCTTTCTTCTTTAGTATCTTTACGTAGACCATAACCTCTAAATTCAATAAGAACTTTATTAGGCCCAAGAGGAGTTACTGAGTCTGAACGATATGCGGAACCCCGTAAGTTGAAATTGAAACCTGGGAAGAGGTCAACCATGTACCACTGGTTGGGCGGCAAATTGGGAAAAGATAACTCCCCTCTATCCTCAAAGCCGTCATACTCAGTATAGTTAACAGTAAAGCTAGACACGTTAACATGACCATTATCAAAAGGAATATTCTTTCTAGCAAAGTATTCATCGTTGAATCCACTTACTCTATTAAAGTAATGCATAAAGTCATGATAGAATTCGCTATTAGTATCATGCCAAAGCTTGTAGTTGGTGTCTATAATAGCTTTATGATAATGGAACACTTCCATTTCTTCTGTATCAATAGCATCTGCAATACAATCAAAAGCTCCACAAGTCCATTCCTCAACTGACATAGTTGGATTAGGATCTAATGTTACCCATACCATTCCACCATGTTTTACTTCACAGTGTAACTCTTTACCAAAAGTATCATCATTCCATACTTTACCAGAAGGTTGCTGTGGACCGTTATTCAAGTATGTTTTAACTCTATCTCCAGTATTCCACGCAATAACATTTTGGCCTGCAATTTGTGTTGTTCTAAACTGAAATTTATTATACATTTCAGAGATGTGACACATAGGAACCCAAACTTTAGAAAAGATTTCACGTTGTTCAGCTTCAAATATTTTTTGATTGTTATAGCATTCACTACTAATATATTCTACGTTAGGCGTTTTATTCCAAGTCTTATTATTTCTAGGGGGCATTTACGTATCTCCTCCCGTTGGTTGTTACCTATTTGCTAATGGATTATCTAATGCTTTTGTTAGTTTGCTATTCATACGATCTTCTAGATTTTGAACTTCTCTTTTAACGTAACCTTCCATACCAGTTACTTTATCATTGAAACGATTATTTGCGTCGTCAATCATATTGCGAGTATCAGTTTTAGATCTATCCATTAGTTCTTGTGCTTCATCTTCTACTTTGTCAATATCATTCTCAACCTTGTCTAAGATTTTTTCCATACGAACCAGATCTTCTCTTAGATCGTGCTTTGTATCTCTCATAAAGTCTACTTGCTCGCCAATAGCATCACGAATAATAATAACCTCTTCTCTAGTTACTTTCATCTCTTCACTGATTACTGCAAGATTTTTATCAAACTCTGATAGATCAGGTGCTACATAGTTTTGGATCTGTTCTTTCATATCCATATAATCTTTGTAAAATTCAAAGCCTCCCCAGAGACCACCACCCAATGTACCAATCAAGGGTAACACTAGAAGTAGTTTAGATCCACCAACTTTTATTCCACCATATTCGATTTCAGCCATTTATAACGTCCTTTTAATTCATTAATTTTTAGATCTAATTCATATGTAGCATTATCAGCTTCTAAACTAGATCTTTCTTCTATTTTATCTTCAATCAGTGCTAACCAAACTAGCAGCCATGTAATGAGTGCAAGAGATAATATAAGCATTATTATAAACATTATTTATATATCCCATCGTTGTCTTTTATATAAACTGGCTTACAGTAAGCAGTAATTCTATCCTTTGGATCTACTCTACTTGTGTAGCTATAGTTACCATATTGCCTAGGTACAGCTTTTGCAAAATACTGACATCTGTCAATAGAATAAAAATACATAGGACTAGGTTGAACCTTTCTAAATTCACCAGTGCCCAGTACTACAACAAGCATAAAAGCATGTACCATCATTTACCATTTACCTTGTGCTGATCCAATTAAGTAACCTATTGCTGCAAGAGTAATAACAAGAAGCAGGGCTGCACCACCTATAGTAACGGCTTCAAGAAAGTCTTTTCTTAATTGTGCTTGTTTATAAACAGACTGTTCTCGTTGTTTAGCTATTTTCCGTCTCATTTCAGTAAGTTCATCCCAAGTACCATGCCCATATCTCCAATTAAGTATAGTCCTTAATTCTTTTTCTTGTTCTGCAATTTTCTTTTCATGCATAAGTAAAGCAAGAGCTTCTTCCTCTACTGAACCTGCATTAAATAACTTTTTAAAGAGTGGAGGTTTCTTTTGCATTTGCTGACCTTTGCGAAAGTCAGAAACTGCTGTGTACCATTTTCCCATTTGACCGACAGTATTTTCGAAATCTTGTCCTGCAGCAACAAATCGTTGTACTGTCTTATAAGCAGTAGTAGCCGCTGTGATAGCGGTAATTGGATCGATCATTTTTTTACCTTAGGTTAGGATATTGTAAATTCTCCATCGCTCCAAAGTTTGGGTCATTCAAAAACCATCTAGCATAAGCATGATCTACAGTAGGCTTTGGTGGATAGAAATTTACTTGATTAACATTTTCTTTTTCTCCATAATCACTAAAATCTGGTACAAAACTTATAAGTGCCAGAAGTCGTCGTTGTATGTTCATCTGTTGCTCTAAAGTAACAGCGTTCTCTAATTCCTTAGTAGCCTCAATA